CTTTATTTCTTGTCTCTTAAGTTTTTTAACTCTCCTTTTAATTTTTCTTTGACTTTTATTATCTGTTTCTGTAATTTTACCTTCATCCATTAATTGGTTTGTTGCCTCTTCTTCTCTAATTTGATCCGGAGTATCTGTTGTACCTCCAAATGTTGATTTAGAATCTTTTTGTTTCAAAGGGCTTTTTGCCATGAATGGCGAACTAAATTTGCTCATAATTAACTATTTTCTTTCTTAATTTTTACTGCCCCCACTTACCTTTATTTTTTTCCATCTCTTGATTTAATACTTCGCGCATTCTATTGGAATCTTTTTCTAAATTTACTTTAGGTATATCAATTTTTACAGGATTATTGGGGTCATAGCCGCCTATATTAATTTTATTAATTGTGTTTGTATCTTTTTGACTAAAATTACCAGGAGTATCTATTTCTTTACTACCCATGTGCATTTTATGGCCCATACCTGTAGTGTTTAAACTTCTTGTATCAATAATTTTTCCATTAGTTTCCCTTGTAAAAGTTCCAGTTTCAAATCCTCTACCAATCTCTTTTTTTAATCTACTAGCATGAAGAAGTTTATCCATATCCATGCTTTCTATAGGAAACATTTTATCCACCTGTTGCATTCTATTCGAAACGCTATCGTTGTGTTTGTTTAATTTTTCAAACTTTAATTTGCTAATTTCTTTACCATTCCTTTTATAAAGCGTATCTGATGTTTTTGTATTTTTAGGGTCTCGCATAATTAACTATTTTTATAAGCTTCTTTCTCCCAAGGGAGATTTTTAGCACCTTCTTTCATTTTAGATCTAGGATAAACTTTACCTTTCCAGTAAACATTATTATCGTCATAATCAAGGTCACCTCTTTTCATTTGATCGTGATGAACCATTTCATGATTAATAATATCTCGCTCTTGTAAAGGCGATTCTACATCTTTATTAATCAAAATGCTCCCGTTTCTATCAGCTTTACCTAATACTCCTTCTTCTAATGGCACATGATAAACAGGTGTGGTATTTAGAGAATATGGTGGGTTATTAAGTTTAAATGCCATTACTTTTTTGGAAACATTTTATTTAAAGTATTTTTTCGTTGCTCGCAGCCACAGGGTATATTTAAACCCTGTGAAACCGCGTCAACAACTTTTTTAATTCCAGTTGCTTTAGTAAACTTCTCTACGTCGTCGCCTAAGCCCCTAGATTTCATTAAGACCAAACAATATTTGATACTGTAATTCCTGATGGAAGCTGAACTTTAGCTTTTACACCACCTGGATTAGCAGTTAATGCGTAATTGATTGCGTCTCTAACTGAAGGAGTAGTTCCTACTGAAGTGTGCGTAAGCGTTACTTCATCAAGAACACCACCATTCATTTTAATTACTGTAGTTGTACCAGAAGCAGCATCAACACCTACGATGTTTTCAACTCCGATTAGTACGTTTCCACCATCAAGACCTGATCCTGATGAATAGACTTCGATAAACTTTGCCATAATTTTGATTTTTGATTTTTGTTAATGATTGTTGTGAATGTTTATATGGTGAGTTTTATACAGACTCTACTGTTTTACTTTTTCTTATTAATTTTTTTTTTAAGTACTTCTCCTTTAATAGCGTTTTCGACACGATTCTTTTTAGCTTCTGCCATATTTTCTGTAGCTGCTCTTTGAACACCACCTGTAGGAGTTTCAGCAAAACCAGGCATTCTTCTTTCACGTTTTAAATCATCAGACCAAGTCATTTCGTTCATTGTACTAACTTCTGGTCTTGTATCTCTAAAGCTTTGGAAAGACTGCTTTAAAGGACCTTCCATGTGTAGGCCACTAGCATGATCATCAACAGGCATATCATCTAATAAGTTTTGCTTATGAAAATATGAATTACCCGCATGCTTACTCATAAAGCTACCTTGCATATGAAACGGCTCACTACCGTGATTGCCGCCTTTCCAATTATAACTACCGTGAGCATCATCAAATAAATCTTCACCATGCTCATAGTGGCCTTCCTTCATTTCTTTTTTACCTCTTTTCACATCTTCTTCTTCCCAAGAATTTACCATGTGATGGCCGTGTTTAGGCATGCCTTTACTGTTGTTTTTATTGTATCCCATTTTATTTTCTATTTTTAGCCATTTTTTTAAAAGTCTTGGCTAGGTTATATCTTTTACTTCCTGGGGGGCAACTAGCACTCCCAAATTTATCCCCTGTACATACCCCTTCAGTTCCTCTTCTTTTTATACTTTCTGTAGCTTCTTGAATCCAACCTTCTCTATTTAAAGGTCCTTCCATGCTATAAGGGCTTCCACCAAACTTTTCTTGGTATTTTTTTTCTTTCTTTTCAAGTCTATTCTCAACTTTGTGGAGTTTTTTCATATCTTTATCATAATTACCACTAGTATATTCATTTTGACCATGGCCTTCTACAACAGCATTATATAAGCCAGCATGCTTATCAGAAAGTTTATTTATTTTACTTTTTAATTTTTTGCCTCTTTGTTCAGGTCCAGAACTAAAAATAGCTTGCTGATATGTAGGGTTATAACCTTTTTTAGTTACACCACTTACAGTATGCAATTCTTCATTTGAGGGAGTAGTAGACAGTTTACTATATTTTCTCGCCATTGCTTTTACTTTTCTAGGGCTTGACTTTGCATCAGGATTTTCTGAAACTTTAACACCTTTTCTAACAAAAGCATCATGTTTTCTAGCATCTCTTCTAGATTGTAACAAAGGACCTTCCATGTGGTTTTTACCAACGCCTTTTTGTCCACCTAATTCGAAAGGAGCATTAGAGTTAGCTTTTATCATATTTAAAGCAACTCCGCTACCTATTTCACCGTTTTTATGTTCTATTTTTCCCATTTTTTTTTATTTTAACCTTCTTGTGTTTGATTACGATATTTAGCTAAATATCTATTGCCATAAAATTCACTTTCTAAATTATAATTAAAAAGATTTGCATAATTATTATCTTTTTTATTAGTATCAGTAGTATTAGTTGTACCAGTTGGTAAAATCATATTTCTTTTTCCTTGTCTTAACCAATTACCTATATCAGTACCACCTTGACCTGAACCAGATTTATAATTTGGGTTTTCAGTTATGTCTTTTAATTTCTCTTCTTTACTTCTTTCATCAGTTTCATCATACAATGCTTTAAACTTATCATTAAATTCATTTAATTTACTAGGATCATAATCTACTCTTAAATTTCTTTCAAGTCTATTTTTATTTCTATCTATTAATCTCTGTGTTTTGTTTTTTCCAGGTTTAAGAATATTACCTACAGCTGAACCTATATTTTTGAATAATTTCTTCTTAGATTGATGTAAAGGAGAATTTTGTTTATAAGCCATAATGTATAATATTAACTTAATGCAACTAAATTTTCTACACCACCTTCTGTTCCTGTAGCATATACTTGTACTACACTAACC